CAGAAACAATCGCAAATACTTCTGAAGAACAGTTCAGAAGAGAGTTTGACTGTGAGTTCTTAGGTTCTGCAAATACACTGATTGCGCCTGCAAAGATTAAGTCAATGGCATTCTTAAATCCAATCACATCTAATGCTGGTTTGGATATGTATGAGAAACCAAACGATGGTGGTACATATGTTCTCGTTGCTGACGTTGCAAGAGGAACGAATAATGACTTCTCTGCATTTGTTGTCTTTGACGTAACTACAGTTCCCTATAAGATTGTTGCGAAATATCGTAACAACGAAATCAAACCACTACTCTTTCCCAATATTATATCAGATGTTGCAAAGGCATATAACCAAGCATACATTCTAGTTGAGGTAAATGATATCGGTGAACAGGTTGCAACTGCACTACAATTTGACTTGGAGTATGAGAACCTTATTATGGCAAGTATGCGTGGTCGTGCAGGTCAAGTCGTTGGTGGTGGCTTCAGCGGTGGAAAAGCACAATTGGGGGTAAGAACAACAAAGGCGGTTAAAAAACTAGGATGTTCTAACCTTAAACAGATTATTGAAACAGATAAACTCATTATCAATGATTACGATTTAATCAATGAGTTCTCTACCTTTATTCTTAAAGGACAATCGTTTGAAGCAGAAGATGGACATACAGATGACCTTGCAATGTGTTGTGTATTGTTTGCTTGGTTGGTAGAACAGACATACTTCAAAGAACTAACTGACGATGATATTCGTGCAAGAATGTTCTTAGAACAACAACATCAACTAGAACAGGATATGGCTCCTTTTGGGTTCTTTGATGATGGATTAAATAATAATGGATACGGTGAAACTATCGTAGATGAGTATGGAACTCGCTGGAGTCCAGTAGTTCGTTCCTATGATTCTGATTGGTAGAAATCTTAAAATCCCTACATAATATCAATAATATCGTTTTCTAACTTTAGGAAGCAATTCGCACAAACGACTTTGGATTGATTGATTAAATCTTTAACTTCTGTTCTAGATTCTTCATTTAATCCTTTTCTTTTGGTTAGTTTACGGATTTCCCTCTCGTGAGGGTGAAATTGGAGACAGGCGGTTTCAGATTCCCCACAGTAACCACAGACTTTGTTACCAAGATATTCATTAACCCATATCTTGCGTTTTCTGTAGTTCCTTTGGGATACCTTCTTTATGGTTTCTTTGTATTTCTGATAATGCTCCGACATAATATTATTTATGTGTTGCCTAACCTATAAAAAATCAAGTGTAGAATAGGTTTTTTATAAATATTCGTGTAAGTTTGGAAACTTAATATAATGAATCCATAAAGGAGAAACAGAGATGGCATTTCAAGTATCCCCTGGCGTCCTCGTCAAAGAGATTGACTTGACCAATGTTGTTCCTGCTGTAGCAACATCAATTGGTGCGATTGCTTCTGGCTTCCCACAAGGGCCAGTAGAAGAAATCATTCCGATTGCAAGTGAGCAGGAACTTCTGGCAGTCTTTGGTAAACCAACCTCAACAAACTTTGAGAATTGGTTCACCGCCGCTAACTTTCTTCAATACGGAAACGCTCTTCGTGTAGTTCGTGCAGACACAGCCGCTGTCAACGCTACCGCAGACGGAACTGGATTGAAGATTAAAAATGATAACGATTATGAAGATAATTATGCCGCTGGACAAGGTTCTGTAGGTAACTGGGCAGCAAGATTCCCAGGCACATACGGAAACGCAGTGGGTGTATCAATCTGTTCAAGTGCAACTGCATATGAACAAACTACTACTTCATTGGTAGACGATGCAACTTTGGCAGTTGGAGATACAACTGTTACTGTTGATGATGGCACTGAATTTAGTGTTGGAGATATCGTATACTTCCAAGAAGCAGACGGACAACAGTATGAGGTTACTGCAATTGCAGTTAATGATCTTACTATTCGTCAACTAGACAACCCTAACGGTGGTGGACTAAAGACTGCAATCGCAGATGATACTGCAATTCGCAGACGCTGGAAGTTCTATGACTTCTTTGATGCTGCTCCAGGCACATCAGTCTATGCAACTGGTAAGAATATCACAAATGATGAAATGCACATTGTTGTATTTGATTACACTGGTGGTATCACTGGTTTTGATTCAGATGTTGCTGGACAAAGAGGAAACTCTGTTCTAGAAACATTCCCATTTGTATCACAGGCTGCTTCTGCAAAAACACCACAGGGTGGAACAGCATTCTATGCGAATGTTGTGAACAATGGTTCAGAATATGTTCGTTGGATGGATCACGATTCATCTCTAACAAATGCTGGAACAGACATTGCTGGTGGTAGTGCATACACTAATGTTGCTGGTAATGACGGTGTTATTACAGATACACTTTCTGGTGGAACTGATGACACACCAACTATCGGTGAACTAGACACTGCATACACCTTCTTTGCAGACCCAGATACAATCGACATCAATCTAGTGATGGCAGGTTCTTGCCCAGCTGGAACTGATGGTGTAACACACGCAACCATGATTATCGACCTTTGTGAAGGCCGTAAAGATTGCGTAGGTTTCATTTCTCCTCGTAGAGAAGATGTTGTATCTGTTACTAGTGCAATCACTCAGACAACTAATGTTAAAGCGTTCTTTGACCAGTTGGCAAGTTCGTCTTATGCAGTGTTTGACTCTGGTTACAAATATATGTATGACAAGTATGCAGATGTTTATCGTTTTGTTCCACTTAACGGTGACATTGCTGGACTTTGTGCGAATACTGACCAAGTTGCTGATGCATGGTTCTCACCTGCTGGTTACAACAGAGGACAGATTCGTGGTGCAGTAAAACTTGCATTCAACCCTAACAAATCGCAAAGAGATATTCTATATCCTGCTCGCATTAACCCTGTTATTTCACAGCCAGGGCAAGGAACATTCTTGTTTGGTGACAAGACTGCTCTTTCTCGCCCATCTGCATTTGACAGAATCAATGTTCGCAGATTGTTCCTTGTTCTTGAGAAAGCAATTGCGACTGCATCTAAGTTCCAACTCTTTGAGTTCAACGATGCATTCACAAGAGCACAGTTTAAGAACTTGGTAGAACCATTCTTGCGTGATGTTCAAGGTCGTAGAGGTATCACTGACTTCTCAGTTGTTTGTGACGAAAGTAACAACACTGGTGAAGTGATTGACCGCAACGAGTTTATTGGTGACATCTTCATCAAACCTGCTCGTTCCATCAACTTTATTACACTAAACTTCATCGCAGTGAGAACTGGTGTTGAATTTAGTGAGGTAGGAGGTTAATCATGGCTAGTATAGACGATTTTGCAGCAAGACTAGAGGGTGGTGGCGCTCGTGCTAACCAATTTGAGGTTATTATGAACGCTCCTGCTATTGCTGGTGGTTTTGGTTCACAAACCGAACAGACATCATTCTTGGTAAGGACTGCATCCTTGCCGGGGCAAACAATTACAGAAATTCCTGTCAACTTTAGAGGCAGACAATTGTTTGTCGCTGGTGATAGAACTTTTGAAACTTGGTCAACAACTGTATTCAATGACACAGACTTTGCAATTCGTAAAGGAATTGAAAGGTGGATGAATGGAATCAACGACTTGAATAATGCTCGTGGTCTTTCAAATGTCAATGATTATACTGCTGATCTAGTGGTCAGACAGTTGAATAGAGATAATTTGGTTATTAAAACCTATGTTCTCAAAAAGTGTTGGCCAACAGTTGTCTCACCAATTGAGTTGAGCATGGATACTGTAAGTGAGATTGAAACCTTTGATATAACATGGCGTTATACATCATTTGATACGGACTTTTAATCCAGTTTTACAAACTTACTAAATAGTAAGGTAAAACTAGGAGAACTATAGTATGGCTGAACTTTTTGGTTTCAGAATCACAAGAGCGAATCAGAGTGGGAGTAGTGATGGATTCACTGCTCCCTCTACTGACGATGGCACCCTTGATATTGTATCGGGCGGTGGGCATTATGCTTCCATCCTTGATATGGATGGTCGTGACAGAAACGAACTTGATTTAATTCGCAGATATAGAGACATTGCACAACAACCAGAGTGTGATAGTGCGGTGGAAGATATTGCGAATGAAGCGATTGTCTCTGATGAAAGAGGACAATCGGTATCTATTTCCCTTGACAGATTAGACCTTTCCCCAAACATTAAATCGAAAATCAGAGATGAGTTCGATGAAGTGTTGCGTCTGCTTGACTTTAATGCAAAAGGACACGACATCTTTAGAAGATGGTATGTGGATGGGCGTATCTATTATCATAAGATTATTGATACAAAGTCACCTCGTAAGGGAATACAAGATTTAAGATATATTGACCCTCGCAAAATCAAAAAGGTGAGGGAACAAAGAAAAGAAAAAGATCCAAAAACTGGTTTGGATTTAGTTAAAAAGATTGAGGACTTTTATCTATACAATGATAAAGGTATTGATCAAAACACAGGAACATCTAGCGGTATTAAGATTACTGCTGATTCTATTACCTATTGTCCTTCTGGACTTATAGATATGCACAAAGGCACAGTCCTTTCATATCTACACAAAGCAATCAAACCTGTTAATCAGTTGCGTATGATTGAGGATGCGTTGGTTATCTATCGTATTTCTCGTGCGCCTGAAAGACGAATCTTCTACATTGATGTGGGTAACTTACCTAAAGTAAAGGCAGAAGCATACCTTAAAGATGTGATGAATCGTTATCGTAACAAACTCGTTTACGATGCAAGAACTGGTGAGATTAGAGATGACAGAAATCATATGTCCATGTTGGAAGATTTCTGGTTGCCTCGTAGAGAAGGTGGTAGAGGAACAGAGATTACTACTCTTCCAGGCGGTTCTAACTTGGGTGAGATTGATGATATTAAATACTTCCAACAGAAGTTGTATCGTTCACTCAATGTTCCAATCTCTCGTTTGGAGGCAGAGAACTCATTCTCTATTGGTCGTTCTGATAACATTACTCGTGACGAACTGAAGTTTACAAAGTTTGTTCAAAAACTTCGCAAGAAGTTTACTGTAATGTTTATGGATATTCTTCGCACACAACTTATTTTGAAGGGTGTGATTGCTGAAGAAGAATGGCCGATGATTAAGGAGCATTTGCAGTTCGACTTTATGCAAGACGGACACTTCACAGAGTTGAAGAATGCAGAACTTTTACAGAACCGCATTGATATGTTGGGTCAGATTGAAAGTTATGTAGGAACATACTTCTCTAAAGAATATGTGAGAAAGAATGTTCTAAGAATGTCTGATGAAGAGATTGAAGAAATCGACAATCAGATTAAAGATGAATCGGGTGGTGATATGGGTGCAGATGGTGCCGATGATGGTATGTTTGCTCACAACGACCCAACACAAGGAGATAAATGATGGATACAGTAAGAGATTTTGTAAATGCAATTGGTGATGGTGATAACCTTGCCGCAGAAACACACTTTAACAATGCACTTGCAGCTAAAGTTGGTGATGCGCTAGAAACAAAAAGACAAGATGTTGCGAAAACATTCGTTACACATCACATTCCAGAGGTAGAAGAAGATAGTGAGTAAGACGATTTCTGAACTCTATAAAGAGTTACCAGAAAAGGACGAGCATAAAACATCTAAGGAGTATAAGAAGTTATCTCCTAAGATGAAGGATGCTGTTGACGCTATTTTCAAGGAAATGGAGAGTAAACCCTCAGATTTCCTAAATACTTTTGACAAAACTATAAATAGTGTTTCAAAGAAGTTTAATGTTCCGCCAAAGAAACTTATGGACTACTTTGAGGCAGAAGTATTATCAATTTAGGAAAAGAACTATGCAAGTAAAAGGAAACGCAACTGCACTATCACCGACCACTACAGGGTTTGTTGAAGCGTCAGCAGTTTGGGTATTTAATACTGGTTCTGCTGGGGTTGTCACAGTTCGCAATGCGGCAGATGATGCTGATGTTGGAACTATCTATGTTG